TGGGAATATGTTGCATGTTCACCCGTTAAAGGTGGAGGACCGCGTATGCGTCCTATTTGCGTATGGCTCGTTGGAGAATCTGGAGTTGGCAAGACAGAAATGGTTTATCCGCTATGTATTGATGTTTTGCGCGAAATGGGCATGATTAAGAAAGAGGATTTCCACCATCAAGTTTATGGTAGACAAGTCGAAACTGAATATTGGGATGGTTATAAAGGTCAAAAGATTGTCATTTATGATGACGCTTTTCAGATGAAAGATGACAAAACATCGCCCAACCCAGAATTATTCGAAGTTATTCGTTCTTGTAACTCTTTTCCACAACATCTACATATGGCTGCATTACACGATAAAAATACTTTTTCTTCTGCTGAAATGTTGTTGTATACGACTAATGACTACAACGTTAAAGTCGAATCATTAACTTTCCCGGATGCTTTCTTTAATCGTATGGGTGATATGGCTTATAGAGTGAGTCCTAAAGCGGAATATGGTATTCGTACCCCAAGGGGAAACTCTGGTACTTCATATTTGAAATTGGATAAAACCAAGCTAGATCCCACCAAAGCCATAGACTTGTCTATATACGAATTCCAACGTATTATTCGAGATAAAAGCAGTGATGCTGGCTGGGTGGAAAGTGGAGAACCTATTTCATATTACGAATTTGCCGCAACTGTGTGTAAAAAGTGGCGGGAAGAAAAGTATAAGTCAATCAACACGTTGAAATTCTTAAGTGAATATGCTACTCGAGCGCCAGATGCTATTCGAGCACAAGTTGAATCTGAGTATGAAGATTGTGTTGATGAGTTTGACAAAGATTATTTTGTCAATGATATTGCACGTCGTATTAAAACTGAAACTCTCGAGGAAATAGAGTATGATTACGCACGCAACACTAATATTTTTAAAGCCTATGCGACTTTTAAGAAGCAAAACAAAGAGTTGACTATTTGGGACAAATACATGATGGACTTGGATGGACAACTTACTTTGTGTAAAGAATATTTACAAACAAAGTATGAAGAAATCAAACGGGTTCTTTCTGAACATCCCATTTTATCCGCTCTAGGTATGATTAGTGTTGCACTCTCAGCATTAGCTATGTATCGTTGGTTTTCTTCATCGATGGGCGCGACTGCTGAAGTTAGTGTATCTGGTGATGTCAAAACTGTTCGATTACCCAAAAAGATAGTTGAAGTTGGAGTTTCCGGAGATGCCAAGACGCAAAAGGCAGTTAAGCCTATAGTTGAGGTTGATTACAATGTTTCTTGCGATGAATGTGGTCTTCACAAACCTTCGGCTTTTAATACAATGACAGAGGAAGAATTCGACACTTGTACTTATGAAGACTTGAATACTGAACAAAAACGTGAATTGGCTGTGTTTGCCACTAAAGATTCTATCATTGGCAAATTTTTGCTCAATCGCGATCGGAAGAAGAAGATTGGTATATGGGCTGAAGTTGCACGAACTGAAGTAGGAATTTCTGGAGATGTGAAAACTAACAAAGTAGGCGTGAAACGTGTTGAAGTTGAATATGAAAAATTGAATGAAATAGCACAAACGCAAGGTTGCTCCGATGAAGCCGCTCAGAATCTGGTTGTTGATGTATTTCAAAAGAATACTTATCGTATGTCATATTTTCGAGGAGATAAAAGGTACCAACTTGGTAATTGCACGTTTATTCGTGGTTGGTCTTTTATTATGCCTTATCACTTTATGCAAGCTCTATTTGCGAGAAAGTTACCTTCAAGCACTATTATTGCTTTTTCTCAACAAATGTCAGAAGATTTGATGCAAATTCCTTTGTCTCATTTCTTTACTGCAGGTGTTGATAATTTCTATTTAACTGACAATTGCGTACGAATGCCTCTTAAGAATGGTGAATTCAGAGATTGTGTGTTAATAAATTTGCATGCTCGTATGTGTACACCACACCGTGATCTGGTGAAACATTTTGTTCTCACTTCCGATCAGGGTAAGCTCAAGGGCTCTTTTAGTGGAGCTATGGCTACATTTCATGTTAACAATATGGGTTTGTACAGAGTTTACAATTGGCTGAATGCTGTTCGTCCTTGTGACAAGAAGATTGAGATCTTCCATCCCGAAGATGGTTTTGAATATCCAGAAGAATCTTACATCCAACGTGATTGTTACGAATATAACGCACCTACACGAACGGGTGATTGTGGTTCTTTGATTGGTTTGTACAACAAATACTTGGAAAGGAAAATTATTGGTATGCATATTGCCGGTAATGATGCTGAGGAACATGGTTATGCGTGTCCTTTGACTCAAGAATGTCTGGAATCCGCATGTCAAGCACTCATCAATAAGAATAGGAAAAATATTTCCTCTCAATTTTATTATGAGATGCCTACATTGGTCAATCCATTGGAGGATAGTAATGTTCCTGAAGGGAAATTCTGTGTGCTTGGAAAATCATCAATTAGAGTTGGGCAGGCTGTCAATTCCTCTATAATTCGTTCTCGAATTTATGGGAAGTTGTCTACTCCTACAATGAAGCCAGCACTTCTTAAACCAACGATGTTGAATGGCAAGGTTCATAATCCCCTTTTGTCGGGGCTTAAGAAGTGTGGTGTTGACACTGCAGTTCTGAGTGATGAAGAGGTATTGAGTGCTTCACAAGATGTTTGTCGTGTGATGCTTAATCAATATAGTAAGAATTTGGATAAGGCTAAATATCAACGAATTTTGACTTATGAAGAAGCAATTCGTGGAACGATGGACGATGAATTTATGTGCGCTATTAATCGTACTACTTCTCCAGGTTTTCCTTACTCGATGATGACAAAGAGCGCGCCTGGGAAACAACACTGGATGGGTTCTGGTAGTGAGTTTGATTTTACTAGTCCTGCTGCGTTAGCACTAAGGAAAGATGTTAATCAACTTATCGAAGATTGTGCTAATGGTAAAGTTTCCAATGTTATATTTGTAGACACTCTAAAAGATGAACGTCGCGAAATCGCAAAAGTGGACATTGGGAAAACTCGTGTGTTTTCTGCTGGTCCACAACACTTTGTGGTTGCTTTCCGTCAATATTTCCTGCCCTTTGCTGCTTGGCTTATGCATAATCGCATATCGAACGAGGTGGCAGTGGGTTCTAATGTGTATTCTACTGATTGGGAACGCATTGCTAAACGTCTTAAAACTAAGGGAAGTCATGTTATCGCTGGAGACTTTGGTAATTTTGATGGTTCTTTAGTGGCTCAAATTCTTTGGGCTATTTTTTGGGATATTTTTGTGCCTTGGTTAGAACAGTTCAATGATTTAGAGAGCGCAGAAGGTGAACGTGTTTTGCGCATTTGTCTTGGACTCTGGACACATATTGTTCATTCCGTACATATTTACGATGATAACGTGTATATGTGGACTCACTCCCAACCCTCTGGTAATCCGTTTACAGTTATTGTCAACTGTTTGTATAATTCGATTATTATGCGCATCTCTTGGATCAGAGTCATGGAAAAATATCAACCAAAGCTCAAATCGATGAAATGGTTCAATGATTATGTTGCGTTGATTACTTATGGAGATGACAATGTGTTGAATATTGATTCTAAAGTGATTGGGTGGTACAACCAAATTACCATTAGCGAAGTGATGGCAGAAATGAAACACGAATATACTGATGAAGCCAAGACTGGTGAAATTGTGAAATCGAGAAAATTGGATGAAGTTTTCTTTTTGAAACGTAAATTCAAATTCTCAGACGAATTACAACGGCATGTGGCTCCATTGAAGATTGAAGTTATCTATGAAATGTTGAATTGGTCCCGACGATCAATTGATCCTGATGAAATTCTAATGGCTAACATAGGAACAGCGTTTCGTGAAATCGTGTATCATGGAAAAGAAGAATATAATAAACTAAGATCAGCTATATTGAAGCTGAAGGTACCTCAGGAACTTCCTGAAAATCCTCAA